GGTAACACACACATATTTCTACAAAGGAGGTGCATTATGGAACACGTAATAGGCTACACACTAATAGCGTTTATCTACATAATCCTTGCATACATTGAGTATGCACACTAGCTAACTTATGAGAGTAAGAGCCTACCACCTCTTGCTCTCTACTACTATCAACTATGCTTCATTCATCCATAACCTCGCTTGATAGGTTAGTGGGTATCTACTTTAACAAGTGCCAATCCTGCGTGGCACATCTATAAGTCAATTCCTAAAAGCTTTGCTTGAAACAATTATCATCAAGCCTCAATATCTATGCGTATTGCTATCGCCTTCACTTTTAGGAACTCAAAACAAAGTTAAGCTAAAAAGCTGTTTTTTTGTTTTGTTGAGAAAATTGTAAGATATACTTACTTAATTATAGTTTAAACTTGTAAGAATAACTTACTTTTGATACAATTCTTTTTGTAATTAACGAAATATGTATTATTGTGAGTTTAGGTATAATTATGAAAAAAGGATTTTTATGAAAGTTTTATTAGTGTTGTTTGTTTTGTGTAGTAGTTTGTTTAGTATAGAGATTTATGAAGAGTACAGAGCAGTTACACAAGGTAATGGAATAAATGAAATACTTGATGTTACTATTGAAGATTGTGAGCAAGATAAAAATATAATAAAATGCGATGCAAAAGGGTTATATCAATATCCAAATTATAAAAAAGAGAAAAAATCAGATCCATATAAAGAAGAGTTTGCAGGTGTAAAAATACATTTTGTTATTAACCTTGATACATTGAAATTTAGTGCTAAGCAGTTTCACATAGCAGGATCAGGAAATGATAAAGATAGTGGTGACTGGAACTCTACTTTTAAAGGGTATGTAAGTAAAGATGGTGAAGTTTTTAATTATACAGAGGATTATATAGAGCAAAAAAGTGGAAAAAAAATAGTACAAAAAGTTAAACTAATCGCTCAATAATTCTAAATCATCACAACCGACAAAAAGGGACTTACAGTTTTTTTTGTCTTTTATAATTCTCTCATACTCTCCATGTTTTCCTATCCAAGAGGCTATGTATATAGTCTCATCTTCACACTCTTTTACACTTATGAGTATTCTTACTTGTGTTTGTGGAAGTACTGTGATAGATATGATAGTGTATGCTTTTTTACAGGATATTTTATGTGGTCTTATCTCTTTATTTTTTGGATCTTCTTTGAAAATATCTATTGTTTTTTGATATTGCTCAAGAGTGATAAGCTTTTTAGCTACTAGCCTATCACGCTTCTTGAAGAAGTTTGGAGTCGCTTTTACTATCAAGGTAAGCCTGTGCAGTTTTTTGTGATATGCTAAATTCTATGTTTACTAATGTAGAGTATAGCTCCTCATAGGCATCTAGCAGTGTTGTTTTAAATATGTTATCTATAGATTTAATATCTACAGTATCTATAATATTTTCTACTTCATCTTTGAGTTGAGACACTTCATCATCAACAACATTTAAAAGTTCTAAATCTTCATCAATATTGTGTATCTCATAAAGTTCTATAAAGTCTCTTATAGTTTGAGCCTTTGCATTTGCTTCATGTGCTGATGCTGTTAATTGCATTACTGTATTTTGAAGATTTTTTATCTTTTTTTTGAGTAGATAATCTTCTTTATACGATGTAATAGTATCAATAACGCTATTTAAAGCTGTTTCAATATCGAAAGTAGGAAATATATGTTGTTGGTTTAAATGTAGTGCATTCATCCAATATCTCCTTTTTCTTTTTGTAATTGTAGCATAAGTGTATTAAGTTTTAGTATTTTCATTTTCAATAAATCCAAAATCACTATGTCTGATAAGAATATCAAATAAAATCATAGGAATTATATATAACAATACAACCATTTTTACTTGTAAGTTTTTTTCTATACAATACCATACTGGAAAAATAATATATGTTAAATAAGCTATGAAATAACCTGATTTAATTCCTATAAAACTAGAAAACAATAATGATATAAATGTACCATACAAAAATAAAAATCCAAAAATAATAGGGAGTAAAAATAAGTATTTAAAAAGTTGTTCAAAAAAACTATTTACCTCTATAAAATCAAAAATCATAAACATTGATAAAAACCATATTGGATAGTAGATTTTTATTATAAGATTAACTATTTTATTCGCTATTATTTTTGTATTTATTATCACTTTACAAATCCGAAATTATCTTAATAGCTCTTGCACATCTAAGCTCATCTTCCTTAACCATTATAGGTGTAAATCCGTCTGTATTTAGAGGGTATAGTGTTACTATTCCATCTTTTAGCATAAACTTTTTAAGTCCGCTATCTCCATCATTTGTAGTGTAGTGTACTATGTTTCCATTTTCACATGGAGCATCTTTATCACACATCACAATATCCCCATGAGCAATGCGTGGCAGCATACTATCACCCTCAGCAGTAACAGCATAGACACCATCACGAGCAAATTTATCAGGTACAGGTATATACTCAATAATATCATCGTATGACTGGCTAGGAACTCCACATGATGCAATTCCTATAAGTGGGATTGTTTTTATTTCAATTAAGCTTTTATCTTCTTCAAAATAATCTGGGCTAAGTTTTAATATCTTTTTTATTTTATTCAAATTAGATAAAGTTGGAGTATTTTTATCTTGCTCATAATTTGAAATAGAAACTCTATTAACTCCAAGTAATTTCGCCAAGTCATCTTGAGACATATTCATTTTTTTTCTAGCATCTCTTAATAATGTTCCAAAACTCATATTTATTCCTTTATGTAAGTTATTCTAACACAAAAAAAGTAAGTAAATCTTACTATTTTAAAGAAAAATAAAGTAAGATAATCTTACAATTCAGTATGAAAAATATAAATAGAAAAGAAATACAATTAAAACTAAATGTATCTCACTCTACAGTTAGCCAATGGTTTAGTGGAATTACAAAACCAACTGCGGACAAAATGTTTAAATTAAAAGATGAGTTTAATATACCACTTGAAGCGTGGAGAGATATTAAATCTTACCTACAAGAAAATAATACTAAATCAAAAAAAAGTGAACAAGTGATGAAAGGTGCGAAGCAATGAGAACAGGTGTGCTATTTGGAGAGAATGAAGAGAGTGATGAAGATAAGAAGTTAAATCGCATTACTACAAGTTTTGATGATGAGACTTTTAGGTTTATCGACGAGATAGCAAAATCAAAAGGTTACTCTCACAGCAAAGTAGTAAATATTCTTTGTAAGTCTGTTTTTAGAGATGTGAAGGATCAAGCAACTTTAATTGTTGAAAATCCTATTGCTGTAGCGTTTGATTTAGTAACGAAGTAGCTTTGTAGAGTGTCTTTTGAGGCACTTTGTCAAGGTTATTGATGCCCTTGCAACTGGCAGGCTGCAAGAGCGATGAAATCAGTAATCTGAAATCAATACAAAAGAAGTCAATTACACGAGGCAAAAGACAACAAAAAATTATATCGTTTTTTGCCTTAGTGTTTCAACTAAACTAATTTCAAAAAGGGTAAGCGGTGTTTATGTGGTGTTAGACCGCTTAACCTTACTCTTTTTGAAGTTGCTAACACCAAAAGGCAATAAAAATGAGAAAGCACGCAAAAGCGATCCTCAAAAAACTATACGAAACAAAATCAAAACTTACGGCTACAGATTTTAACTACATATCAAATCCTAATCAATACTTTTGTGAACTAGAAAATGCAGGACTTATAACAAGTGAATGGGCTAAAAGAGGTGATGCCAAAGTAAAGCTTAGATACATAGCAAACAATCAGCTAAAGAAAGCTAAGCAAGTTCTAGGTGCTGCATAATGAAAAATATACTACAGGCACTTAATGAAAGACCTATTGCATACTATCCTGCATACAGAAAGATAACAGGATCAACAACAGCAGCTATCTATTTGTCTCAGGTTATGTACTGGTTTAGTAAAAAAGACAAATTTTTCAAGACAGATGCAGAGATAATGGAAGAAACTCTACTTACTAGAAAAGAGATTGAGAATGCAAAAAAACTTATAAAAAAGCTTGATTTTATAACAATAACAAGAGAGGGTATTCCTGCAAAAACATACTATGAAATTGACTGGAATAAATTTGCAGAATGTTTAAATAATCTTGAAAAAGAGTGTGAAAATGATGGTGAAACAAGTAACCACGAAAAGTGTAGCACTGTTTCCCCAAAAGGTGGAAACTGTACTCCCCAAAAAGACGAAACTATTATAGTAAAATCTTTGACTAAGACTACAACAGAGATTACAACTGAGACTTCTATAAAAAATACACAAAAAGGCTACGAAGACTTCATCAAGCTTTTAAAATCTCAAGCTCCTATCAAATCAAAAGTTACAAAGACTAGAGACGGATATAACTTCTTCAAGCAAATAGCAGACAAAGAAAAACTGCTGCATGACTACATAGAACATCAGCACGATAAAAAAGAGTTTGCTAAACGCATTACTCCGTTTATGGAAGATTACAACACTATGCCAACTCAAACAAGCACTACAAGTGGAACAATGCAGGCAGCAGGGCAGTGGGCTATGAATAAACTCAATGGTCCACATACTCAACAAGGAGGTGCAATATGCTAAGTGAGATTGTATTTGCAAAAGGAATGACTTTTTTAAGCATAGCACTAGGAGAAAAAGATCTTAACGATGCAAAGCTAGATGTTTACTATGCGGTGCTTAAAGAGATGAGTGATGAGAGTTTTGAGAAAAGCATAGAGAGAGTTGCAAAGACTAGAAAGTTTAAAGGGCTACCTACTCCTGCTGAGATACTTGAGCATGATACGACTAGAGATGTACTCTTTGCAGATGTTGAAAAAGAAGCCAAAGCGATGTATGACAAGTTCTATGCAGAAAATACTGCAATGCTTGAGTTTTGTACTGTAAACAGAGACAAGATACAAAGTGACAGAGAGTTTTTTAAAAACTGCAACTATGCAGAGCTAAAGACAAAGCATGGAGATAAAGCATACACGAAAAAAGAGCTTTATGTACTCAATGCACTAGGCGGTGGCGATTGGCTCATTGACATAAAAAACTATGAAAACAGTGCCGTAGTTGTTGCAAAGATCGCAGCAGAGATACAAAGAGCAATAGAGATTAAATACTTAGCTACGAACTCGATAGAGAGTAAGAGAGTTAAGAAAATGATAGGAGCTGCGTGATGTATAAATTCGTAGAGTATTCAAACAGACAAGATAAACCATTTATGATCGTTGGCATTGTAACTGAGCAAGAGATAACAGTAGGGTTTACAGTTGCAGACAAAAATATGCAGCGTGCTACAGATAAGAACTTCAAAACAGCAGAGAGAGCTATGAAGTGGGCTGATGAGAACTATAAGGCTTTAGTGTGAGCATAAGCATAATAAACGATATTGATGCAGTCGTAGTTGATTTAGAACCTATGGCAGCATCACGACCAAGATTTAGCAAATATGGAACTTATAACAATTCTAAATACACGAACTACAAGAGTGCTTTTTTACTCAAAGCAAAGCAACAAAACAAGAAGTTTCTAACAGGAGCTTTGAGATTAGATGTTTTGTTTGTGATGCCTATTCCAAAGAGTTGGAGTAAAAAGAAGAGATTAGCAAGTGTAGGGCAGCCACATATTTGTAAGCCAGATGCAGATAACTTAGTAAAGGCTATGCTTGATGCTTTAGAGGGAACTATCTACAAGAACGATAGCCAAGTGTATAGCATTAATGCAAAAAAAATTTATGGTAACAATCCTAGAACTATTTATATTTTAGAGGAGATTAAAAATGACTAAAGAGATGTTAAGAGAGAAGATAGAAGAGATTAAAGACATGGGAAAAGAGGAGCTTGAGGATTTTTCAAAAGTAGTTTCTCTAAGTAGCGTTGCAGGAAGAGCGAGAGAATACCTTATGAGAGCTATTGATATAAGACGAGATGAGCTTAGCAGTAGAGATAGTGCAGTAGTTGTTGATGGTGATCTTGATGATACAGATTATTAGAGCAAAGATAGAGAGTGTTTTGCACTCCATATTTGATAGAAATACGACACAGTATAAAAAGAGGTTTTGTGATGAGTAAAAAGCTAACAGTAAAGCAAGAAAAGTTCGTACTTAAATATTTTGAGTGTGGTAATGCTAGCGAAGCTTATCGTTATGCTTATAGTGCATCCAAGATGAAAGATAGCACAGTATGGGAAAAGTCCTCTTTGATGTTAAAAAACGACAAGGTAAGGGCAAGGCTGCAAGAGTTAAGAACTAAAGCAGAAGAAGAAAGCAAGTGGAGTGTAGAGAAGATAATCAAAGCTCATACTCGAATATTTGAGATAGGCATCGGTGATGTAGCAAGTTCTCATATTGTTTCAGAGGGTGCAGAAGATGGAATTACAAAAACTATTGAAGTTGAGATGAGAGATACAAATCTAGCAAGTGCAAAAGGTGCATTGGTTGAGATAGGAAAAATACTAGGCTACTACGAGAAAGACAACAAGCAAAAAAGTGGCGACATATCACTCGAAGAGTTTGCAGAGTATTTCTACAACAAAAATAAGCAAAAGAGCAATGCTGATGAAAACTAAAGAGCTGCTAGAGAGATGGGCTTCAAGCATAGAGCTATTTGTAGATGAGTGTTTGTTTGCAAAGAGCGATAAAAGTCCTTCACATCAACAAAGAGCAGTGCTGCAAGACATAGATGCAGGATACAAGGATATTAGCATATCATCAGGACACGGTACAGGTAAATCTACTCTTTTATCATGGGTTATTTTATGGGTAGGCTTGTTCAAATATGATGCAAAGATACCTGCAACAGCACCGACAGCACCGCAGCTTGTAAGATTGTTATTACCAGAGGTTAGAAAATGGCGTGAGAAGCTACCAAGAGAACTTAAAGAGTGTGTAGTGGTAAAAAACGACAGTGTAGCTTTTTGTAATAACAATCAATGCGTAGCAAGAACAGCAAGAAAAGAAGCACCAGAGGGATTGCAAGGGTTTCATGCTACTTATTTGTGTTGGATAATAGACGAAGCGAGTGGAGTTCCTAATACGATATTTGAAGTTATCGAGGGAAGTTTAACAGGAGAAGAACATTTACGGCTACTTACTGCTAACCCTACAAGGACCGATGGATATTTCTATGACTCACATCATAAGAACAGAGAGCTATGGAAAATTCATGTATTTAATGCAGAAGAGAGTGAGAATGTTACAAAGGAGAGTATAGAGCGTAAGAAAAAAGAGTACGGAGTTGATAGCGATGCTTACAGAGTAAGGGTACAAGGTCGTTTCCCTAGAACATCAAGTGATGCAGTTATCCCTATGTATATCATTGAAGATGCTTTGAATATTGGAGATGATTATAACGACTATGGTGCTGAAGTTTGGGGATTGGACTATGCAGACAGTGGAGATGATAGAACTATACTTGTTAAGAGAGTAGGGCATTACTTTTATGAGAAAAAAGAGTGTCCTATTACAGGGAAGCACAGGCAGGTTAATACTGCTAGATGGTTGGCAGAAGAGTATTTGAGTGCAAAGGCAAAAGGAAAAGATCCTAAAGCTATTTTTATAGACAGTATTGGAGAGGGAAGCGGACTTATGAGCGTACTCAATGAACCTCAATATGCAAACATACCTGCAATAGGTTGTAAAGTAAGCGAGAAGCCATCACGACCAGACATCTATCTCAATCTTAGAGCAGAACTTTATTACAAGCTCAAAAAGATCCTTGAAGAAGAGGGGAAAATGTTTGATGATGATAGTGCAATAGGTGAGCTATCTGCGCAGAGATTTAAAATCACAGAAAAAGGAGTAATTCAAATCATATCTAAAAAGGAGATAAAAGAGGCACTAGGAAGAAGTCCAGATATTAGTGATGCTATGGCGTTGGCAAGTAACACAGTAATAGCAACAGCAGAAGAAGTTGAAGAGTATCACGAGAGAGATATTTATGCAGATGAAATAGATGAGGAGTTTGCATCATGGTAGAAGATAAAAAACCAAGTACGAATGAGATTAATACATATTTTCTCATCAATGAGTTATTCGGAGGCGATGGAGCAAAGGCACTTAGTGTTGCAAGACGATACCCAAGTGCAAAGTTTACGCTAACGCCAAAGAGCATAGAGAGATACATGATACTTGAGTGTATCGTAGATAAGGGTATGCCTGACGAGGACATACTCAAGCATTTTGAAGATATTGGTTTTGATGTAAATATCTACAGAATAAAAAGATTACGAAAGGAGATAGAAGATGGCAAAAGAGAATTTTAGTGATGCACTTGTAGCAGAACTTGTTGCACTCAGAGATGATGCCATTAATGGGTATGAGCAGCACAAGAGCGACTTTATAGCACTAGAGAGTGCCTATGTTAATGTTTTGTCTCACAAGCAGCGTAAGAGTCTTCTTGCAAGGCGAAAAAGTGCATTGACTCCAAACCTTATCAAGCCAAAGGTAGATAAGATTGTTAGAGACTTAATGAAATCATTTTTTGGAAATGATGAGCTTGCAATCATTCAGCCAGAAGATAAAGAGATAGAGGAAGATGAAAAGGTATCAAATGCTTTAAAGAAAGAGCTTAAAGAGTATGGAAGAGACAAAAATCTCTACACAAATCTGCGTCCTGTAGCGAGAGAGAGCCTTATCTATGGTACGGCAGTCATAAAAGTGTATTGGAGTGTTAAAGAGAATAATATCAAGATGGAGAGATGCCGACTTGATGATGTTTACCTTGATCCTTATGCTCCTGCAACAGCAGATATAAACTATCTAGTTCATAGAGTAAACAGTATGACTATTGCTGATTTAGAGAAGCAGTATGCAAAAGCAGATGTTGATTGGACAAAGTATGTAAACTCTTCACTTTATGCAGACAGAGTAGAGCGCACAACGAGTGCAGACATAGGAAAGTATCAGCGTGTAGAGTTTCACGAAGTTTACCGAAAGAAAAATGGCAAGTGGTATGTAAGTACTATTTTAAATGATGATACAGTGCTTAGAGCAGATAAGCTGCTTAAAGACGGACTTCCTTTTATTGTTGGTACTCTTGATCCTCAGTTTGTTATGATAAATGAGCCTATCAATCCGGTGCGTGCTTATGGTGATGCTTTTATAGCTCCTCTTATATCTTTGCAGAATGAAAATACAATCAAGCGTAATCAACAGATAGATGCTACAGATATACAGCTAAATCAGCGTTTTATCACTACAAAAGAGAGCGGAGTGCGTGAAGACGACCTTATATCTAATCGTAAAAAGATTGTAGTTGATAACATAAACAACATACGAGAGTTGCCTATACCAAGACTCAATGATAGCATTTTTGATGTGAGTCAATTATCAAGAGAGGCAGAAGAGATAAGCGGTATATCTAAGCTTAGTGAGGGAATTGCAAGCGGAAGAGGCAAGACAGCAACAGAGGTAGAAGCGTTGCAGATGCAGGGAAGCAATGTTATTGATGATATTTCAAGAGCATTCAACGAAAACTTCTTTAGACCGCTTATACAAAGAATAGTGCTGCTAATTTACAAATACAAAGTAAGCAGTAACTTCATGGGTATTGATAGAAAAAGAGCATTGAGACAGAAGATTATCATCAATGTTGGAATTGGCTCAATTAACAAGATGATGCAGATAGACAGCATTGATAAATCTACAGCTACAGTACTACAGAGTTTGCAGCTTTATATGAAGCTACAAGATACTACAAGAGTGCAAAAGTATATGCAGATGCTAGACGACCTAAATATGGAGAAGTTGAAGCTTTTAGGGCAAGATAGCATTATAGAGCGCGCAGAAGAGAAAGAGGAAGAGGCTATGCAGCAAGAGCAACCACAACAACAGGAGGTAATGCAATGATAGGTAATGAACAAACAAAAAAAGAAGAAATCACACCAGAGGAGGTAATGGATAATGAAGATAGCAGCATAGCGGACCTAAAGAGGAATTTAGGCGAGACAGTACGCATACTTGAAGAAGCAAAGCAGGTTAGAGCAAGTGATGTTTATTTGCTTATTGAGGATGATTTAAACTCTTTGTATCAGAGTGCTTTTACAGAAGCATATACATCAGATGATGCACATAAGGCAAAGTTTGCATTAGAGAGAATGAAAGGCGTTGGTTTGGCTATGAAGGTTTTGGATAACTTGATAATCAAGCTTGAAGATGATGCTAATAACATCGGTAATGAAATATCAGAGATGGAGAAGTAAGATGGCAACAGCAATAGTAGGTAAAAAGTTTGTAAAGACTACAGCAGTAGAGGTAATTGATGCAAGTGGTAATCAAGTATTATTGCAAGATGTAAACAAGACACACAAGCAGTATTCAGTGCCTAAAGATGAGTTTGAAGAAGATTATACTTTGGGTGAAGTTGTACTTAATGAGTACGCAGTACCTATGAAAACAGCAGATGATGGTATGGCAGTACCTAACGATGAAAACGATACAAAAGAAGTTAAAAAAACTGAGGAGACAAAATAATGGAAGCACCTATGATTACACCGGAACAACAAGAGATGATGATGCAGCAGCAACAAGAGCAGCAAGTACAACAGCAAATGCAAGCACCTGCACAACAGCAGCAGCCTGTAGATGAAGTTCAGATGGCAAAAGAGGCTTTAGGTCTTGATGCATATGAGCAAGAATTACAAGCAATGAAAGCACAGTTGCAGGAGAGTAAAGAGAAAGCAGTGTTTGAAGAGGTAAGTAAGAAGTATGATGATATTGATCCTACTTTAGTACAAAAAGAGCTAGAGAAGCTTTCAGAGACAAAGCCACAAATCGCAGAGGCACTTAAAGCCGACCCTGATGGACTTGATATGCTATTTGCAAAGGTAAAGAGTTCTATGCAGCCAGAAGAGAAGCCAGATGAGATTACAGACAGCGGAAGCAGTGGCGGAAATGAAAGCAGCGACTTTAACAAAAAAGTTGAAAAAGGTACGGCATCTGAGATTGACTTAGGTGATTTTATCTTAGGCGCATCAAAAGAGTAACGCTCTTTTTACACATCTCACATAGCCAACTCACAAGGCTTGTGAGATTTTTTATATTTTTTTACACATCTCACAAAACCCTCTTATTTTGAAAATCTATTTTTGTAACAATACTCGCATCACAAAAACAAGAGAGAGGAAAATACAATGCTAACAACATTAAACACAGCATTAACGCAGAAGCCGTCGATAGTCGATGCGATTATCAAACAGGGTGTAGCAACTGCACCTATTATCCAAATGATTGGAACAGGTAGCATCTCAGCACCGCAGCACAGTTGGATCAACGATAGATATGCAGATGCAAAAGACAATGCAAATCTTGAACTATCAGACCTTGATGAAAACACAGTACCGACAAAAACAAAAAATACAAATGTCGCACAAATCATTAAAAATGAGGTTGGTGTAACTAAGCGTCAAATGGAGATGAGCCAGTACGGTGGTAAAGAGTGGGCGTACCAAGTAGGTAAAAAAGGTAAAGAGCATCTTAAAGATATTGAGTTTGCACTTTTAGGTTTAGGTAACACAAGCATTGAAGCTGCACCGGTTGTTGCAACTGCAACAAAAGCACCAAGAATGGCAGGACTGTTCTACTTTGTACCTGATGAGCAAAAATATACAGTTGATGGTTATGATCCATCAGATGATGCAAGTTTTGTTGATTTTTCACTTGATGAGCTGCACAAGTTCTTAGAACCTCTTTGGAAGCGTGGAGCTATGGAAGATGATACTTTTAAAATCCTTTTAGGCTCAAAGCTAAAACAAAAAGTAAATCAAGCGTGTAAAGATTACATTGTTAAGTACAATCAGCCAACTAATGGGAAGATTGATCCTACAGTTACACGCATCGTTACAGACTTTGGTGAAGTTGAGTTCCAACTACACAGACACTTTGCAGGAGATAAGCTCAAAGATAAGATGCTTGCAGGTAAATTCAAAGAAGCAAGAGCTATGTATGTATCTCAAACAAGTTTCTCAGAAGTACCAACATCTAAAACTGCAAAATATGGTCGTTACTATTCTGACCTTACTTTAGAGGTTAAAAACGGGGATATGTTCGCATCTGCAAAAGGGTGGAAATAGTCCATGACTTACGGAGAGGTAAAGAAATCAGTTACAGGACTGCTAAGGGGGGATAACTCCAAAGCAGAAGAGTTCTTAACAACTGATGATACTTATCTCAAAATGGCACTTAGAGATGTAATGCTTAGATGTATTCCATCTCACTTAGTGTCTTCTTATGATGATACAAAAACAGATGTTTTTCGCAGGATATACAGCACTTACAATGAGATTGATGAAGTCTATAATCATTGGTATATAAGAGAGCCTATTGTAAGCATTGACGATAATGCGAAGATAGACATTGATGAAGAGCTTACTCAAGCAGTAATCTATTATATGTGTAGTTATTTAACGAATAAAAAGAATGTTGATTATGCAAAGCAGGCACAATCAATAGTTAGCATCTACCAAAGCAACAGTGTAGATTTTTCACAGTATGAAGTTTGATTTAACAAGGGTTTAGCGTGACTGAAAAAGAAGTTGAAAAACTTGTTGAGAAAATGGGTGAAGATATTGAAGAAAAAATATCAGTAGAGATCAAAAAAAACAATAGAAAAATAGCAGAAAGAATATTCCTATCTGTTCAGATGACTATACTTTTTCTTGTTTTATTTACTGAGTTTAAAAGACTTTTTAATGTCTAAGACAATAACAACAAAAGAGCTTGAAAATGCACTTGAAAAACTTGCTATTGAAATGGGTATATCTATAAAAGAGTATCTTGATACTACGAAGCCTGTTAATGTAAAACCTGCTAAAGATACGCTTAGAAAACATTTAGGCTTGCATCCAAGAGATAGCTGATTATAGTGCTACAAGTAGCATTATCGTGAGCCACGCTCAAACAAAATAAAATCAATACAAAAGGAGTTATATTATGGCAGATAATGTAACAACAGACGAACTAGAACAGGCGTTGCAAGACTTAGCCTCAGAGATGGGTTTATCCGTTAAGGAGTATGTAGAGTCATTGGGTTATGCAACAGTTGCAGAACTTCAAGCAGCGGAAGCAAACTTACAAGCACAAATCACAGCTATTACAGAGCTTGATGCAGACAATGGTGCTGAGTCGTTAGCTGAGAAAATTGCAGCGATCAATGCAGTTATTTCAGATGAAAATGGTGCAATCCAAAATATTCTCGGAAAAATTCTTGAAAACAAGCAGGCTATCTTAGATGAAGTCACTCGTGCTACAGCAGCAGAAGCAGCACTACAGTCACAAATCACTGCAAATGCAAACAAAACTGCATCAAATGAAGCTGCGATCACAAGCATTGTATCAAAAGCAAATGAGCTAAAAGAAGCTCAAGATGCCGTTAATGCAGATGTTGAAAATCGTTTATCTGGTGTTGAGGGTACACTTGAGACACTTACTGGTGATGAGACTGTAGATGGATCTATTGCTAAATCTATTGCAGATGAAGCAGCTCGAACAAATGTGGCAATTTCTACTGCTAAAACAGAAGCTATCGACACTGCAAAAGCTTACACAGATGAAAAAATCGAAGCTATCACTGGTGATACTGCTACAACAGTAGCCGGTCTTGATGAGCGTGTAACCGGTGTTGAAAAAACACTAAATGATACAACTGATGAAGATGGAAACCTTGTTAAAGGTGTAGTTACTCGCTTATCTGATGTTGAAGCAAAAGTCGATGCAAATGAAGTAAAGCGTGTTCAAGAGTTAGAGCAAGCAGTAGAAGAGCTTAAAGCATACTCAGATGCAAGAGATTTAAAAGCATCTTCTATGGATATTTGCGGCATTGGCAACAAATTCCGTGCATCTTTAGGGCTTGCAGCAAGAGACTGTTCAGGTGGAACATCTGGCGGTGACGGAGATGGTGCAGTAATCTAACTGCAACACTATTAGCAGAGAGGTTTTTACCTCCTGCATCTATTTAAAAAGGGTTATAAATGGCAGGTTTATATAAAAAAGAAGTCGTTATCAGACCTACTTCAACTATTACAGTTCAGGGTGCTAAAGATTGGACGAAGAACTGGTTAAACAATACTTTTCAAGAAGAAGACAGCAACAAAAATTCAGATGGAACTTACAAAGACTACTTTTTCGGTGACATATTTGATAGTCGTACCGGTAACATTTATCGTGTATTTTCTGATGCGTGTGCTGATAAGTATGATCTTACGACATTAGAGTTTGAAATACTCGATACAAGTAAGTTTGCAAAAGAAGAAGAGTTGAATGTGGTAGAAGAAACTTTAGTTGAGCATACAGATAGAATTGTAGCTTTAGAACAACAAGACGCTGAGACTACAGCGGTAGTAATTTAACAAAATAAAGGAAAAATTATGGCAGAACTTATGGAAGATGAGATTATTTTTGGATCAAAATTAACTCTAAGAGAAGACAAAGGAAAAGAGCTGACTCACGATGAGCTTGATGGTAATTTTAAAATTTTAGATGCAAAGATTGGAAAAACTGTATCAGTTAGTGGTGGATCAGCATATGACATTGATTTACTTTATATCAGTGACGATGATTGTATTGCTATTGTTGAAAATCCTGCTTATAACAAATTTCAGCCTATAGGTTTTTATGAAATTGAAATCACTGAATTTGGTGGAGAAGCTGGACAAACTGTGAGAAAAGATGCAGGTACTGTTAATTTAAAAGTTTATCAAGGTGAGGGTGGAGAATATAATTGCTCAATTTACTTATCTTCAAACAATGAAGAAAATATCGTATTTTCTAGCACAAATAGTGCATACACAAGTATTAGAGACGGCATTGTTAAGTTTAAGGTTGAGTTTGTTGATTTTGTAACAAAACAAGGTATATACCCGTATGTGTCAATGAATGCAACAAAGCAGGAATTTAAAGAAGCATAAGAACTGCTTTACTAAAACAAGGAAAAATTATGGCAGAAGAGTATGTTGAAGCAGGCTATGTTGAAAGTGGATATGTAGAGGGTGATATTAATTTATCATCCGCTGCAAAAAAGAAAATAAACTTTGTAGTAGATAATAAAAACTTAGGTGAAAGTGATTTAAAAAATCTTTTATCATCTAGCTTTGGTGAAGAGTATGAAAACGATGTAAATGTAGTTTTTGGAAGCTCTTTGGTTGTTGTAGAGAAGCAAAATGGTGTTACTGTTATGAAAGAAGTAGCAGGACAGATGAAGCAGGAGGATATTGATGCTATTGATGAGAAGATAAACTTAATAGATAAGAAGCTATCATCAAGTATTAACAGCTTATCTGAGTCTATCCCAAGTGAAACTGATATTAAGTCTAGCCTTTTATCGGATGCTGACTTTATCACTTCAATTACTTCAAAAGTACTTCAAAAGATAAAAGTAAGCATTATTGCCTTAAATGGTGATGAGATTGTAACAAATCTTACTTACAATGCAAACAAAAACGCTTATGTTCTTGATTATGATACTTCTTTACTTGATGGTACAGATTACACAATCGAACTTAAAATTACATAGGTTGAAGTAATGAGAAAAATCACATTATTCAAAAATGGTGAAACTATTGTACTCACACAAAGCGGTGAGTACATTGTAGGTGGTAAAAAGTATCATGTTGATATTGATTTTGATAGCGGAAAAGTTGAGCTATCTTATATCTGCGATACAGAAAACATTGATGCAAAGGTAAAAACGAACAAGCTTAAACTATACGATAATACAGATCATTTAGATAGTGAAAGCAACTCAAAATATCCTGTATCTGTTTACTCTAGTAGTGTTTATTTAACAAATGAAGATGAGTGTTATTTGTGTCTCAATGAGGATGATAAAGATAAGCTTATTGTTGTAAAGGACAATTCATTTAATGATAAGTTTGCTGCATATAAGAAGTTTGTAAATCTTGTTGATATGCACCTAATAGCAAGAGTATTGGATGCAAAAAAAGCTGAGCTATCTTTATCAAGACAGATCAATATAAATCTTGATGAAAATGGAAATAGCAATATAAGTTTTTACGATGCAGAAAATGATGTATCAAATGCTTTTATCGAAAAGCTTGGAAAAGTAGATAAAGTTGTAAATGCTAAAAAGGATCTTGGATTTTATTACAACTCAGAAGACTCTGAAAACTTTGGTAAAAATATCTCCGATCTTGGGTTTATCGACACATCGCACTCAAGTGTTTCAACTTATGAAAACATGATGAAGTCAATCATATTGGCTAAGTTTTATGAGTTTGATAACTTGTCATCTGTAGATACTTCAAAATATTCTTTTTTTGATAAAGATAATGCTTTTGAGTTTAAAATCTCTAAATACATTGAAAATGGAGTTGAAAAAAGAAAGCTCGAGGCTACAAACAGTAGATATTCGTATGAACAGATAAAAGAGGTGCTTATCGCTATAAACTCTATTTATGTAGATGATTTTAAAGAGTTCTCTTTTTCTGATGAAGATGGAAACGTACTTGAGAAGTACTACGCAATAGATACTGAGTACACACAATCAAATGTTAATTATTACTTCTTTGCGTCTAAAAATATCAAAAGAAGTTTATCTACAATTGCTTTTGATGAAGTAGTTTTTAACTTTGAAATTTGTGATGATCTTCTGAGTCTTGAAATTTTTGATAACCCGAATTTATCAATCAGTCATAATAAGTGTGCTGCATCAAGCGACTTGCAACAAGATAGACTAAGCAAAGGACTCGATCCTGAAACAGGAGAGTTTCATTTTACTATTCATCCTGAACATATTATAGACTATCCTGATACACAGATTTTCTATGATGGTGAAGCAGTGTATGAGCGTGGTGTGTATGTAAAATGTACTTATGCTCAATATGCAAAAGTTAAACCTTATGTTAATGCTCCAAAGGTAATAATCAGTGATGCTGTAACTTTACCTGACAAACTATTTTCAGATATTGAAGAGCTTGAAGTTCCTAGTTTTGGTGTGCATTTGTACGGAACAGGTGTTGAGAGTCCTAATCTAATAAATGGAGATACAAGAAGCTGTTATGAGCTTGTTGAAAAAAGCAATACTTTTATTGAAACAATGATTTTTAATCTTAATGATGGAGCAGATGATTACTACTCAGATGATTACTACAAGCTTAACTATGATGGATTTATTGGAAAAGATAGAGATGCGGTTGTTAAAATATTTGGTGCAGCAGAAGCTATTGTAAATAATGGATATCACAAGACACTTAAAGATTTTATGCAGATTGAGTTCTATGATAAGCTTAGAGATGTTCTTCATGGAGCTATGCAGTCTCCTAATATTAGTGCTGCTATTGATGCACAAACAAATGGTGGAATTAATTGTGCAAATACAGGTGATACTATGGTTTCATCTTCATCAACAGCATCAACAGATAGATGTCCTGATGAAGCTGATATGTATACACTGCATCATTATGAGACTAAGGCAATTTGGTACATTTGTGATTTTGGAGATGGTTTAAAAAGCATAAATGGAACAAATAAAACATCATTAGTTATTGAAAAAAATATCAACTGGGGTGAGAATGATGTAGATTACAGTACAACAAATCCTAATGCTAAACAGCAGTCAGATGATGCGTTGCGTTCCGTACTTACTTATACAACATATCTAAGTAATCGCGGTGATTTATACGATCAATCTACTTTTGATAGATACAAGCAGATAAAATATTCAATTTCTGCACAATACTCAAATGAAACAAAATCTTATGATGTTTTGCTGAAGAGTCGTGATGTTATTTTTAAACGAGTTACTAATCATTACTTAGAGTATTACGAGAGTAAGTACACAAAAACATATAAAGATGATAATGGTGTTTGTCATTATGATGTAGAAACAACTGAGACAAAGCCGGCATTTCAAG